ATGTTCCATTACAGAGATTAGATCAAGAAAATAATGGCTTTAGTCTTGGACGTTCTACAGAAATAAGCAGAGATGAGGTTAAGTTTCAAAAATTTATTGATAGACTTCGTAATAGATTCTCACATTTATTTCTTAAAATTTTACAAAAACAGCTAGTGCTTAAAAAAGTTATAACTGAGGCTGATTGGTCAAAGTGGGAAAAAGACATTCGAGTTGATTATAACAGAGATAATCACTTTGTCGAATTAAAAGAGTCAGAAATTTTAAAAGAAAGAGTACAAACATTAGATATGGTTAGTCAATATGTAGGAGAGTATTTTACAAAAGACTGGGTCATGAGAAATGTTTTAAAATTATCTGAAGAAGATATAAAAGATTTAGAAGATAAAGTCGATGATGAAAACGCTGAAAAAGAACGTGAAATGGAAGATGAACAACCAGATCAGCAAGAGCCTTTACAACCTGAGGCACCAGAACAAGCCGCAGAACCGCCTCAAGGGCAGAAAAATAATTAAATTTTAAAATAATTAATTGTATAAATATAACTAAATAAGTGGAGAATACAATGGAAGACGATATTGAAAATGATTATGAAATTGAAACTACCGCAGAAGAAGATATAATGGTTGATGAACCTGTACAGCAAGAGCATGAAGTTAATCCATTGATGGATATGGTAAATGCAATTGGTGACGGCGATTTGACCAAAGCTGGTGATTTGTTTGGTGCAGAATTAAATAGTAGATTAAGTGATACTATTGAACAAGAAAGAATTAGTGTTGCAAGTAATATATATGCTGATAAAGAAGAATAGGAAGTAGATGCTTAAGTTTAAAGAATTAAAAGCTAATTTACAAGAGGCTTCTAATGTAGTTAAGAAGTTGAAGATAGACCGTAAAAATGTGGTTATTCAAAAACTTGCACATAATAAATTTAAGACTTTAATTGACGGCGATGAATTAGACACATATCCAAATGAAAAAGAAGCTATGGCAATGGCTAAAGAATTCATTAAGCAGTACAAAGGGAAGTAGCAAATGTTTAGTAATAATAATGAAAAACGACTTACAACATATGCTTCTTTGCTGCAAAATATAAGAGAAGACAAAGATGTAAGTAGTCTTCATCTTGCAGGTCCTCATGTATCGGTATATAAAGAACATACAGACGCTATTAATAAAATTCATAGTAAGTATAAAAATAGTGAAGGCATGCATAGCGAAAAAGAACAGAAACATCTGAATGCTCTTAGTACTCATCATAGTGAATTATCCAAGCTTCATAGAGGTCTTGCGAATGTGCACGAATTTATAGGGGACAAAGAAAAAAGTAGTGAACATAATATGATTGCTGCAACACACGAAGGCCTATCAGGTATAGTAAACCCAAATCGAAGCTTGGCAAGTCAAAAAAAGACTTTTTTTTGGAAAGCTAATAATGTTGAGGCAGCTAAAAAAATATCAGATCTTATTGAGCATGGGCACAACATGCTTAAAGGAAGTTAACGTGGCTTGGGTAACAATGACGAATAATACTGGTTATCAGTATAATAATGCGCCAGCAGATCCTGGTACAACTACTTTTAATAAGCGATCGCGTAGAATATTATGGTTAAAGCAAACAGGCGGCGTTCGTACAGAAGAAAACGGGCATAAAGTTTATACTAATGTGCGTAAAGTCACTAGTCCAGCCAACAATATTGATATTGGTGAAATGAGTAAAACTTGGTGGGATGGAAGAGCATAAAAATGATTAAAAATAAAGGCCATTAAAATGAAAACATTTACTAATTTTATAAATCAAGTTAATGAGGCGGCGCAGTATCCACTTCACAATCGCCCCCACGATGCCGAGTTGAGTCGTAGAGACATTAAGCATGTGAAAAATTTCGCAGGGCGACAAGAAATACACCATGAAGACCGTGCATATCAACATGAAAAAGAGGCAGAGGATTTTCCTGAAGAAAGTGAAGCTCATTATGCACATCGTGAAGCTGCAGCTTTTCATTACAGTGCTGCAGATCATTACGCAAAATTAGGTAAGAATCCTCAGTCAGGTCATGATCAAATGGGTGGTAAAAGAATGAAGCGTCCAACTGAAAAGGCAAATGATGCATCAAAAAAAGCACATGCAGCAGCAGACATGCATGTACCACATAATGCACCTGAAGACGACGGTATTGAATATCGTGTAGGTTAAAATAAGGTAAAAAAAATGAAATTAATTGCAGAATACCAAGATCAAGAAATATCTTATATGACAGAAGCTACCGAAAACGGTGGAAAAAATCATGTAATTGAAGGTATTTTCGCACAAGCTGAAAGCAAAAACCGTAATGGCAGAATTTATCCAAAAGCTATTATGGAAAAAGCAATCGCTAAGTATAACAAAGAACAAGTAATTCCTAAGAGAGCAGTCGGTGAATTGAACCATCCAGATGGTCCCACTGTAAACTTAGACAAAGTATCCCATCGCATTACCGAACTAAATTGGTCCGGTAATAACGTGATGGGTAAGGCACTTATATTAGACACTCCAATGGGGCAGATCGTTAAAGGTTTACTCGATGGTGGCGTTCAACTAGGTGTATCAACTCGTGGTATGGGAAGTCTAGAGAATCGTAATGGAACCAACTATGTAAAAGAAGATTTTATGTTAGCAACGGTTGACATTGTTCAAGATCCATCCGCCCCAGAAGCTTTTGTTAATGGCATTATGGAGGGGGTCGACTGGATATGGAACAATGGTGTGATAGAAGCTCGAGACATTGAAAAGATTGAGACTGAAATTAAGAAAGCTCCACGATCGAGATTGTATGAAGTACAAACTCGTGAGTTTAAGAATTTCCTCTCGTTGCTTAAATAATAGAGGAGTCAAAACATGACTGATCACAATTACGAACAGGATGTCGACCTCGATGAAGCAACGGAAGTTGTGGACGAGGCTAAGGCACCAACTACAAAAGGTAAGGCACCAGATCCTAATCATACCGAAGACGATGGAATGACAAAGACTGATCCTAAAGCCCAAGCTAAAAAAGGCGCGGCTGGAACAAGTAAAGCCAAAAACGGTGATACTTCCGGTCAAGAACCAATGCAAAAGCTAAATGCTAGTTACGGAAACAGAATGGAAAATATGACTAAGTTGGCAACTTTGCCTGCTGATGTTATTAATACATTGTATCAAGAAGCATTTGGCACTGACTTGGATCTAGATGAGTCCGATGAAGAATTGGTAGAGTATAACTTTGATGACGATCTGGAAGCTTTGGTTGAATCCGAAGCAACTCTTTCAGACGACTTTAAAGGTAAAGCTTCTACAATTTTCGAAGCTGCTGTTAATTCCAAACTTATGGAAAAAGCTGCAGATATGGAACTTGTCACTGCAACCCTTATTGCTGAAAAAGTAGAAGAGCTAGAAGAGCAATATAACTCTGAAATCTCTGAAGCTGTCGTTGAAGCACGTGAAGAGCTTGTCGAAAAAGTCGACGGTTATCTAAACTACGTTGTTGAAACATGGATGGAAGAAAATAGACTGGCTGTTGAAACCGGTCTTAGAACTGAAATCGCTGAAACATTCATGGGAAGTCTGAAAGACTTGTTCACTGAATCTTACATCGAAGTTCCAGAGTCCAAAGTTGATCTTGTTGATGATCTTGCTGAGCAAGTAATTGCTCTGGAAGAAAAACTCAATCAAGAAACATCTACTATCATCGAAATGAGATCTGAAATGCAGAATCTTGAGCGGCATGCAATTATTGCAGAAGCTTCAAGAGATCTTGCTGGAACTCAAGCCGACAAACTAAATAAACTTGCAGAATCAATTGATTTTGAATCATCTGAAGCATTTACTGCTAAAGTAGATACTCTTGTAGAATCTTACTTTTCAGAACAACCTCAAGTAGAAGTTGAAGCTTCTACACCTAGGCAATCAATCACCGAAGCTAATGAGCTCGATGATGGTGAAGAAGTTGTAACAAGCGCACGGATGGATCAATATCTAACTGCAATCAGATCAAATAACTAAGGAGACAAAGATATGTCTAACGCATACAAATCGCTTACTGAAAAGTGGGCACCGGTTCTGAACGAAGAATCAGCCGGAAATATCGGAGATAACTACAGACGTTCTGTAACTGCTGTCGTTCTCGAAAACCAAGAAAAAGCTCTTCAAGAAGCCCGTTCTGCTCAGCAAGGTTACTTGACAGAGGATGCACCTGGTGGTGCAAATACTGGTTCGATCGATAAGTGGGATCCAATCCTTATTTCGCTCGTACGTCGTGCAATGCCTAACATGATGGCATATGACGTCTGTGGTGTTCAGCCAATGACTGGTCCAACTGGTCTGATCTTTGCGATGAAATCACGTTTCAATGGTGGCGATGTTAATAATGCAGAAGCACTGTTTAACGAAGCAAATACCAAGTTCTCTGGTGATTCATCTGGCGCGGCTATGGATGCTGATGGTTCCGGTCTCGGTGGTGTCACAGACACTGGCGGTAACGGTACTATTGATGAAGAGCGCCCAACAGCGCTGCCAAGAGGCGGTATGCCTACTGCAAATGGTGAAGGTCTTGGAACCACTGGTACTTCTCCAAACTCTGCTTTCAATGAAATGGGTTTCACCATTGAGAAAGCAACTGTATCAGCAAAAACACGTGCATTGAAAGCAGAATATTCGCTTGAACTCGCACAGGATCTGAAAGCAATCCACGGTCTGGACGCTGAAAGCGAACTGGCTAACATTCTTTCAACTGAAATCCTTGCTGAAATCAACCGGGAAGTAATCCGTACTATCAACAGCCAAGCTAAAACTGGTGCTGCTACTTCTCAGACAGCTGTCAATGGTATCTTCTCGTTGAAAGATGATGCAGATGGTCGTTGGAGTGTTGAAAAGTTCAAAGGTCTGATGGTTCAAATCGAACGTGAAGCCAACACAATTGCAAAAGAAACTCGTAGAGGTCGTGGTAACTTCATCATTACTTCTTCTGATGTTGCTTCCTGCTTGTCTGCTACTGGAATGTTGGACTATGCTCCAGCTCTGAAAGATAGTCTGACAGTCGATGATACTGGCAATACTTTTGCTGGTGTTCTTAACGGTCGCACCAAAGTTTATATTGATCCATATGCAACAGTGGATTATGTAAACGTTGGCTATAAAGGTACCAATGCTTATGATGCAGGTCTCTTCTATTGCCCATACGTACCGCTGACCATGGTCCGCGCCGTAGGCGAGAATGACTTCCAGCCACGTATCGGGTTCAAAACTCGTTATGGCATGGTGTCAAACCCATTTGTTGGAGCCACTCCAGCAAACGGTCTTGCGCAAGTAAAAACTAACCAGTACTACAGAATC